ATTTTATTAGTCATATGACTTCCCTTAAATGCTATGTAGCAGGGTGAATTTTATTTAGTATGTGCCGCCATCAACATTAATATCGTATGTATTTGCCGCAGTCAATTGGCCTTGCGCGTTTACAGTAAACGAAACAGTTTTTTGGCCTGTATTGTTGCCGTAAGAAGCCGCGCTAACACCAGTGTTGGTAATGCTGAATGTAGTGCCTGTAAGTGTCAATCCTGTGCCTGCACTGTATGTGCCTGCACCTGAGAATTGAACCCAAGTAATAGCAGTAACACCCAAAGTGCCGCCTGCGTTAATTGTACAAACCCAGCCAGTATCAGCAAGGGTTGAACCATCTTCGACAAAGGTGAAAGCAGAAACCAATTCGTTCCATGTGTTTGCATCAGAACTGCGCGACCATGCTGTTGCAGAAGCAACATAAATGCCGTTCTCCGCAGGCGCATTTTGGCTTCTAACCAAAACCCTGTCGCCATCTGCAACTGTGTAGCCATCAATTGTTAACAAGCCTGAAAGCGTGATGTTGCCTGTAGTGCCAACAACGCAAGAAGCCTTAACATCTAAACCTTGCGCTACATTGTCAACATAGCTTTTGGTTGTTGCATCTTGCGCGCTTACGGGGTCTGCCAAGTTGGTTAACAGTTGGCCTCCAAAGCCAAAAGCGGATGTAGGCGCAGATAAATCACTTAGGCTTGCTTGCGTTCCCGCTGTAGCCAAGCCCTTGGCGTTAATTGTGATCTTTGTATAAGCACCAATATTGGTGTTAACAGTCGCCAATGTAGTTGTGATATTTGCGTTAGCAGAACCATCAAACGATGCTGAACCAGTTGCATCACCATTTAAAGCAATATCACGGGCAGTGGCAAGTTTGGTTGCAGTCCCAGAATTGCCTGTTACAGAACCAATGATCGGGTTGCTGAATGTCTTATTGCCACCAATAGTTTGGTCTGTAGAGTTATCAACAAAAGCGCCATTACCCGCAATTGGGATAATTGAAGTTGCTGTGCCGCCTGCACCGCCTGTGCCTGTGCCGTAATAAAGAACATTTGTTTGTTCGTTAAACGCCAACTCAGCATTTGCCAAAGTTGTTGGTGCGCCTGCACCACCACCATTTGCCCTGCGTTTAATGCGAATAGTATTGCTCATGTCAATTCCTTAAAAATTTCCACCATCAGTGACTTCAGTTTGTGGGACATTGACCCAATCGCCATCCATCCACATAAGAACATCGCGGTTATTTGCGTCTGTAATGACGATTGGATAGCCACCAATGTTTGATTCACCGGGGGGGCCAACAGGACCAACAATGCCACGATTTAACTGAATGACATTGTCGGGTAACTGTGTAATAACTGCGTTAATGGCAGAAGGATTTTGAACAACAAGTTTTAAGTTGTTTGAATCTTGAACCTGAACATTTACGCCATTAGTATTCCCAACATTAACTTTAATGTTTGGCATTTAGACCACCACGATTCCGTCTGAACGAACCAAGAACAACAAGAAAATTATTGAATCATCTTGTGGGTTTGTTGAATTGGCAGGGAAACCAATTTTGATCCTTCCAGAAAAGCCAACGCAATCAACAGCGTTAATTTTTAACTCTGGATCAGAATTAATTAAATCCCATGTGTAGTCATTAATAACAAGCGTAAAAAAGCCAGTGGCATCGCTACGATTGGTAATGCTTAAAGGAATAGGCGTTGGCGTGGGTTCATAGTTTGCAATATCAAAAGACAAACCATTTCGGGTATCTTGAATGTTAGATACAGCCCTGCGAACGATTTGGGCATCAATGGAGGCCCCGCCAAGGTCGATGGGCGTTACGCCATCTGCCGCTGTCATTGTCATGTTCCAGTAGGTTTTTTGCTGCCAAACCAACTCGCCTGCAATGATTTCGTTATCGAAACCGCTAACTTGAAGTAGCGTGTTCTTATTAAAAATAGCCATTTTATTCCCTGCACTCAGGTTGTGACGATCCCCGCGCACTCGCAGGGGTACGGATGCTATCTTGTGTTTTCTTAATTTTACTGTTTAAATTAAACAGGCGCAATAAATATTTATCAAATTTACTGCGGGTAATCTGGGCTTGGCTTCCCATTTGGGTTGTAAACAATCACCCCGTCAACATACTCATAGAGATATGCATCACCAAAATATTCGGTCAAAACAAACAAAGAAGTTGGTTTTGTAGTTTTTAAGTATTCAAGAACTTGTGGGCTTGAGAAATCTAGCATTTGAACTACTAGCCCGTTGGAATCAACTTCAGCATATCTAGGCATTTTATCTCCTTCCAATAAAAGCATTAACCAATAAATTACGCATACCAAATGCTTGCGTTCCACTGAAGTTATTGATTTGAGTATTTGTGTTTAAGGTAATTGTTTGCGTTCCTGTAGATGGGGCAGTGTACAAACCTTTAATTGATTGTGTAAAGTTTTGTGATGATTGGATTTGGCTCCAAGGTAAAGAATAGCCATTAAAAACCAATGTTCCATTACAGAAAATTTGCGGTGTCAAAACCCAAGGTTGATTTGCTTCTGCTTCAACTCGATAATAGTATGTGCAATCAATCAAAATCTGATCGCCTGCATTTGCATAAATATAAGATGTTGCAAAGGTATCATCTACAGTAACAATAATAGAACCAGATGCAAACCTTTGGAAGCCGTTAGAACCCGCAAATGATGAAGATGTGATAGCCTCATTTGCAACTTTCAATGTAGTGATTTGTGCCGTGCCAATCAGGGCTGTTGTGATGGCGGCATTTTGAATATATGCCGTGCCAATTGCAGCCGCGCCAATGTAGGTTGAAACATTTGCGGATGTGATTGGATTGGCAGATCGAACAATACTATTGTCCAGTCCCGGAACAGTAACAGCACCACCTCCTGCGCCCGACAATGTGCCATTAGAGTTAATAGAAATATTGTTATTTAACCAACCTGATGCAGGCGTAATATTCCCAAAGTTCAAGGGCGTTCCATTGCCCAAGATAACATTGCCAGAACCATCTTTTAATGTCAGATTATTTGAGTTAATGTTAGCCGGGAAAACAACAGTTCCGTTCAGCGTAATTGCTGAACCGTTATATGTGATGTTATTGCTTGCATTACCAACTGCAAATTGACCGTTGGAATAAATAACAGCACCCGAACCCGTCATTGTTGTGCCGCTTAAATTTGCAGTATTAGATTGAATTGTTCCAGAAACAGTTAAATTACCTGTGTTTGTGCTAATAGCAGAAAGGCTACCAACTTTCAATGCAGACAAATACGGCACATTCCAAACTGTTACACCTGTTGCAGGGTTATAAATGCCATCTGACTGATAAACAGACTCTCCTGCACCAATTACTGGTGGAGTATCTTGCCAAACAGTATCCCCTCCCCAAGAGCCATTTGGCGGGAATGAACTTGAGCCAGATGTTGTAATTGTTGTAGGCGTTGAAGCCAGTGAAGTTAGCGTTGTTTTGGAATAACAAATTCGTGCAGAAGCACCTTGATTTCCTGTGGGGCCAGTGCCTCCAGTTGGTCCTGTAGCGCCAGTAGGACCAGTAGGACCGGTAGGACCAGTGGCTCCGTTAGTTCCTGCATATCCAGCAGCAACAATACTTGCCAAACTCCAATTAATTGAAGTAGTTGTCGCTGTAGCAGTATCAGAAATATTGACAGAAGCAGCCCACAATGTATATCCCGCACTTGGGGCAGCAGTAATTGATGTATTCCAGCCAGAAGGCACAGGGGTAAATGAGGAATTGGACCATGTGTAAGTAGAACTACCTGTTGGTCCTGCGGGAATAGTTATTGCCCATTGATAGACAACTGGCCTTGCAGTTTGCAAACCATTTAAACCATTAGTGCCGTTTGTGCCGTTTGCGCCATTCTGTCCATTTAAAGTAACAGAAGCAATTGAATAGCCGCTTGTCCAACTAATTGTTGAAGTTACAGTGCCAACAACGGCAACAACAGGTTTGGTTGCTGTCCATAATTGAATTAATGGAACACCGGGATTCGCAGGAATTGTTGTTGTCCATCCACCACCACCCGTGTAACTTGCATTTGTAGCAGTCGCCCAAGTGTATGTAGACTGCCCACTAGGATTGGATGGAGTTGCAGTTGACCATTGGTATAGCGTTGGAGTTGCTGATTGATTTCCATCAGTGCCGGGATTTCCTGTTGCGCCTTGATCAACAAAAACAAATTGCAAAATTGCAGATGCACCTTGCGAAACAAACCCCAAAGCAGATTTGTACCTAACTGGAACAGTAAGGGTTGCAGGAGATGCACTCATTGCACTTGGTGCAGCCCATTGTGCAAATGTTCCACCATCAGTCAATGAACCCATCACCAAACCATTGGTAGTGGTGATATCTGCATAGCCAGTAGTTGATGACCCGCCAATTCGCCAAGTGTTATCTAAAAAAGAAGCATCACTATCTGATTGTGCAGGAACAAAATCAATTGAACCGCCTGCGGCAGAGCCGTACAGTTGTGAAATTAAACCAGTGAATGATGGAACAAAGGAAGAGTTCCTTGGTACTTGCATAACCACTGGCGAAAATGTAGCCAAGAAAGTACCAGCAACAGCAGTCACCGTTGGATTAGGCGACCAACTAAAACTAGTTGATATCGGTGAAAGCGCAGAACCACCTAATTCGTTTGCAACTTTATATGAGAAATAATAAGTGCTAGTTGGTAAATTAATGTTTGAGAAAACAAGATTTGTAGAAGGTGCAAATGGTTGCGAGTTGGATAATGTTTGAACACTCCAGACTTCCCAATCAGTTGTTGTTGGACTGCTGACTGTTGTGTAAAACAAAGTCATTTCAGTTACGCGACCTGTTGAAGGAACTAAACAAACAACATCGAAATGCGGAATAGTTGCAGTAGTGTTTATATTGGCAACTGTTGGCGCTGTCAGATTGCTAAAGAAATTAGGGTTTGACAGGTTGCTATTTGGTGAAGGCGAAAACTCAGTGATGTCTTTGTCATCATAAACTTGCGCGTTGTATTCGTTTAGTTCTAGAGCGGCCCCCAAGTTTCCATCAGGCAATGAAATCTCAGAAACTTTCATTACCCTAAATAACTTATCGTCCCAACCATAGGCAGAATTGGTTACGCTAATTACATCTCCAGCATCGACTTGAATGCCGTTGTAGGTGGTAGAAAAATTGACAATTAAGTCTTCCCTAGCTTGCTCAAGCATTCTGTTAGCAAGGTACTGCGCTTGCACAGAATCATTGACCATACTTAGATCAACGGTGTACTTGTTAACTGGCTCATTAGCAAACAACAATTCTTCAGGCGTGTTTAGATAAACATAATCTGATTGGTCACGGTTTAGCTTGCTTGGGAATTGCGCTTGAATTTGGTTAATGCTTGCAGAAATGTCAAAAGCACTAACTCGAATTTCACCAATAATATTTGAGTCATCAAAATAGAAATTAGTGGCTTGAGCTTTATTAATAACAATTGCCCATTTACCCTTGGTAGCGTTGTATTGATTCCAAGAATCACAAGCCATCATAATTTGGTCTAGATTAGACAATACATTTTGCCCTGTGTCCAAAACGCCATTAATTCGATAACGAGGCTGTGTGGCACTACCACCGGCAGCAGGGGTGTAAGTAATCAGTTCATCAGAATAAGTGTTTAGGGCTGTGGCTGTATCAGCGTCAACAATGGTCGCATCCATAGCACAACCATATTTCTGATTTGTAATGTAGTCGTACCAAACATCTCCGGGCTTTGCAACACCTTGATTGTTCAAATAATGAGATGCTCTAAATGTCACAGTTTGCATCTGAGTTGTGCCAGCATCCCTGTTATAGATCATCTTGACAATTGCAAACGCCAAACCATTCATTTGACGGCCCGTAGAAGGCCATCTTTGTGCTTCGGCTATGTCACTACCACCCATCACAGAATTAGGCAACGCAGAGCCGTTTAAGGCCGTTATAACGCCTGCTTCATTTGATCTGTATAGATGAATGTAAAGATTGCCAGAAATCTTAGTTTGAACATTGCCTGCGCCATCAGTTAAGCTGACAACTTTGGCTGTATCTGATCCATCAAATCCAATGGTTTGATCCTGCCAGTACATTTTTGTCGTATCAAAAGAGAATTGACCATTTGGGCTAATCTGAGAAATAGCCAAAACATAGTACATAGTCTTTTGATCTGTTGACAAAACAGCATCAACAAATGTGCCTCCCAAATAAGCGTCACCATAAACAATTGGCAAGCTATTGGTGGTGGCTGGGGGAACTTGTTGGCGAACTCCATTGTCAATACTTTGATTAGCACCAGAAGAACCAAATGCTCTCGAAATAACCATCGATAAAGCAAAGTTAACAGCAAACACAGTTGCCGCATAAGCAAAAGTTCCTGCGGCAAAATATGCCGCTGCAATCATTGTTGCAACCATTTTTATTCCCTAACAAAAGTTGCGCCAACAGGCTTATAGCCTCTGCGCGTGTAATCAATCAATGGACCATTAGCAGAAATTGATGTGTATATTAAATCAATACTTCCAACTTCTAACATCTTTTTTGCCTGTGTATCAAACTCTTTCCAAAGTCTGCCACCAATGGTCCCATCTCTATGTTCTGGCTCTACCCACCACAATAGTTCATGCAATTCGCGAACCTTTGGCGACCATATATTGTTTTGTCTTATGGCAATGATTGCACCGCGCATATTGTTATCAATGTAAATAAATCCTCTACCTTGTATGATTCCAAACAAAAGTTCTTCAACATACTTTGGAAAATGATTGCTGCTGTCTCCAAGTTTTGCAATTGTGTTTTCTAAAGCGTAAGCCTCAACAATTTCTAGTAATCTTGGTATGTCATATCTTGTTGCAAGTCTTATCATTTTTTAATTTATGCGTCTTGGAATTGTGATGTGCCGTTGTCTGAAGGAGCTGAAGTACTTGATTGACTTCCCTGCAAAGGTGGTGAGCCAAAGTCAAAAAAGGTTGCTGCAATCACAGGCACTCTATTCATGCTTGTATCGTTAGGGTAAAAGTTTTTCCATACAGTTGGATTAGTTTTTAATCCGCTAATACGATTTTGCAAAATCATTCTGAATGATGCACAACTTATAGAGCAAGTGGCAATTCGCGTTCTTACTTGTTCGTTCCAATCTTCAGTGACAGAAAAGTTATTTACATAACCTTGATATCGTTTAAAGAATTGCAGTGTTGGTGTTGTAATGATTTGGTTGTTTGAATCAAAGAAACCTCGCCAAACTTCTACCAAAGAACCCTTGATATCAGAATCAAGAATGACCGCCACATTAGCGCCATCAACACCAGTTAACGCAATCGTTAAATCACCACTAGTGGCTTTTGTTTCACGCTTAATTTCGCCAATACTTAATAGACTTCCTAAGTTGCTGTAAGTTGTTCCATCAACCGTAATAGGTGCGGCTGCGTTACAGAAGGTATAGGTGTCGCTGGCAGTAGTGAGTTTAATAAACTCAGCATAGTTAATTGATGGGCTTGAAAGAGCCGCTATTGTTGTACTCATCCTGTAATGTCCTCTCTAAATACAAATGGTTCGTCCCATTGAACAAATGCGCCATTTGGAGCAGGGTTAAGTGTATAGGTTGGACACTTTTCTGCCAACATATAAAAAGAGCAACCAGTACCAACACCAGACAATGGGCCAACAGTTGGTGTTCCAATAACAGGCCGATGCAAATTAACAGTTACTGTTGAACCAGAACCCCTAACAACATCTTGTGTAACCTTGTATGGGTAAATGCCTAACTGTAAAAAATCACCCGCTTTAAAAATATAAGCAGAAGCAGAAATGCTTGGTAAACCGCCAACGGTGATTGTTTGAGAGTTAGCCACAGGCAAACTTGCCAAAGTTAATGCGGCCTGTTGCAAAGTTGATAAATCGCCTTGGTATCTAATAAACCAAGAAAGATTATTGCTTGCAAACGAAATGCTTTCAGGCAATTGTCTATCTTTGTTGTCAATGGCTTGAATTACATTTCGAACTCGCGGATAGTACAAATACGAATGTGGCTCGACAACAAAAACCCAAGGCACAGAAGTTAGGTATTGAGCAACTCGCACCTGTCCTGAACGGCTATATTGCTGACCAACAGTCCTGCGGTTTTGCACTGTCATTGACTGCTGAATTTCAAATATGGTCTGAAACGACATTCTTAGGTTCTCCCGTAATTTGTGGCTAAGTTCTTCTCGCCATATTTGTTAGCCGCCCAAATAGCTTTTGAACTACTAAGCAATCTATCTTCAAATGATTTAGTATCAATTGCATTGATGTAATTGTTAGTCACATTAGTAGTGTTGCCCATTTGATTCATTTGGCTATTAGGAACAATTGTTCCTACGCCAGAAGGCATAAACAATTCTGGCCCTTTTTCACCAACAATAGTTGGACCTGTAATTGTTCCACCATAAGCAGCTTTAGGGGCAAGGTATTGATTAAAACTAGATGGCAATGCGCCACTATCCATTGACGGACCCATTGAAGGAGCAAAAAACATTCGCAAGAATGAAAGAGCAGCAGCTTTCATTTGAATAGCAATCAAGTCCTGAATGATGCTACGGGCCAAATCTTTCATAGACAATTTGCCTGTTCTAACAAAAGTGTCAATAGCAGAAGACATGTTGCTCCAAATCGTATCGTTGATTTGTTGCGTCTTTCTCATGCTATCTTGCAGAGAAATAAAAGTTTCTTTCAATGCTTCTGTATCGCGTATTTGCTTTTCAAATAATTGTTTATCTGCTTCATCTAAATTAAGTTTTCTCAGATTAGCTATTTCTCTTTCAGTTTCTAATCGCAATTTAGAAAGTGCTAATTCTTTCTCTGTTGAGAAAACCATTTGCATTTCTAAGTTTGCTAATTTGGTGCTGTATTCCAACTCTTCTCTTTTAGAAGTTGTTTCATTAGCCAATCGTTTGCGGATTTCGTAGATTTCATTTTGACGAGCAACTTCACCCGCTGCAAGCTCTTCTTGCATTTGGGTAAATTGCTCATTTTCTTTAATAGTAGCTTTCAGTTTAATTTCACGAATCTTGTTGACTCTATCTGCTTCAATTTCTGCAAGTTTAGCTGTAAGCAATTCTGCATTTCTTGTTGCAAATACATAGCGTTCATCTTCATTGCGCTTTGCCATTTCGCGCTTTAATTCAAAAATTTTGTTGTCTGCTTCTAGATCAACTTTTTGCATATCGCTGGCTGTTGCCATTGCAACAACCATTTTTACTTTAGCTTGTGCTTTAGCAACCTCATCAGCATATTGACGAGCTTTTGAAATTCCACCGGCAGTGGCGTAATCATCAATTTCTTTCTTTGCATCACCTACATCATTTGCAGCTTTAGACCTAGCTTCAAGTCGGGAAGTTTCAAGCAATGCTTCTCTTTTTTCTTTAAGAGCTTGCAACTCTTTTCGCTGCGTCTTTGCAAAAGGACTGTCGCCACCTTGTAAGTTTGCTTGAACGGCAGCAATTTGTTTATCAAGTGCATCAATAACTTGGTTTGTTGATTCTGGTCTTCCAATAGCTTTAAGCAAATCCCAGAACTCACTAACAGCATTCTTAGTAGACTGCCATGCACTTTCAAGATACCCAAGCTCGCGCCTTTGTCTTGCTAATTGAGTATTAAGTGCATCAGATGCAATCTTTGCTGCTTCTTGCTGTTTACCAGCTTTATCAAGGGCTTCAATTTGCTTGTATTGCGCCAGCGTCAAGAAATTCATTTGTTGGTTTAATGATTTGGCGCCAGAAGCACTACCATCTAAACCAGACATTAATTTATCAGCAGCAACCTTTGCATCAACACCAGCAATTTGAGCGTATTGCAAAATAGCCTGAGTTACAGAACTAACAGCATTTTCTGCAAACTTGCCAGAACCAACAACAGCATTCAAAGCCTCTCTAGCCGCACCAATTGTCATATTGGTAGCTTTGGCTAATTGATTGGACATTTCAATAAACTTATTGGCAGTAATGCCGGCATAGTTTCCTGTTAATGCCAATGTGTCGTTAAATTTATCAATTTCATCTCGGCCTTGATATACCGCAAGAGCCAAAGTTCCAAAACCGGCAGCAACAGAACCAATGCCCAATACCATTGGAGTAAAGAGTGTTCCAATGGCTCTGAACATATTTCCAACGCCACCCATGACATCCTTTAATTGACCACCTTGCTGAATGATGGCAATCAATGGATTTTGTCCAGAAGCAATTTGAGTAAATAAGTCAGTTGTCTGATATGTCAGTTGAATCTTTTGCTGTTCATTTAATTTAAATTGAGAAGCAGTAGCTTTTGCTGTTGAGGCCGCTACAGCGTCATAAGCTTTGGCTTTTTCTAACAATAATTGCTTCATCTCTTTAGTCGCATTCATAAAGCGACCAGAAGTAGATTCACGCTCAATTATTTGCACTCTAGTAAGAGTTTTGCCGTAATCATCTGTTGCGTGTTTTAAGGCTGTAATTTCAGCAGCCGCTGCATTGTTATCTCTACGAATAGCATTCTTTAGCTTGGCATTTTCAGAAATAGCCTTGTCAATAGAAGCGGTAAATTCAGCAGTGTCCAATCCAAGGACAACGCCTAATCGGGCAATATTTTGTGAAGCCATTATTTCCTCTTTCTAGCCAGCTTGGCAGCGTAATCTGGAATGCGCGAAGCCAGTTGAGATTTTAGAACGGTTAAGACCGTTCCAGCATTTTGTTGCAATGCTATACGCATAAAAGGGTTCCCTGCTATTTTGGAAGTGCCAAATTCTTGAGCAAGAGAAACCGCACTTTTCTTGACAGAAACCACAGCAATGGCTGCATCAGTTTCATTAACATATTCGCTTTTTTTATCCCTTTCGTTAGGGATACGGGCATCCAAACGAATGGTGTCTCGCATATGAAAAGGATTTTTGGCATCCCTAGGCTTATCACCTACGGGCGCTCTGCTTTGTGCGGAATTTAAAACAGATTCCATAGCGATTTTGGCTGATGGAACTAGCGTGTTACGGGCCACTAAATCGCCCCGAAAGCCTTCAGCTATTTGTTTTAGCTGCTGCTCAAACTCTTCAAACCCTTCTAGGTCAAAGGTAAGCTTTTCAGGGACATAGGCCATTTCACACTTTCAAGAACGCCTCCGAACCCGGCATCATACTAATGAAGGCTGACAGCTTGTTATTCACTTCTGCTTTCATCTCTTCCTCAGTAGGAGGCGGGACAATATATTCATGCGTTGATGGCAACACATCTTTCATTTGAAATGGTGTTGCCGTCTTGGCTATTTTCGAGTTTAAATTGCCTGTGGTCAAGGAGCTTAAAGCTACCAGAATAGCTTTATTTCCTATCATGCCATCAGACAACATAATCTCTATGTTGACCATATCGTCCACAGGAACATCATCAGGACACCCTCCGTGAGCATAAATATACGCCCTAGCCTGCCGGTGGATGTCCTGTATTAGTTTCCCCGTGAAACCTTGTATCCGGGCTGAATGGCTTCAGTAATCTTGGCTAAAAGCTCAAGCTGCACCTGAATAGGCCATTCAGAATCTACATCTGCATAAGTCAATTCATCAAGCGTACCTTCTTCAGGCACAAGCAACTTGATAAATGCAACAATTTGGTTTTCTGTGATGAGCGTAGTTTTGACAAGCTCTTTGGTCGGACGACCATCAACTATGACATCATCTTCAGTAATGACAATGCCTTCAACAGGCTCACCAGTTCTAAAGCTTGCAGTCATTTTTTCAAATCGACTTTGCAATTCTGCTTCGTCAAATTTGGTGACTCGCTCTTGAATCTCATCCATCTCTTTTGTCAGAGGGATGCGAACTTTAAATATGTGACCAGCAAGCTCAAATGTTTTTGTTCTTAGAGCTTCTGTGTTGTATTTACTGCCAAAGGCAGAACCTAGTCTTGTCATGTTTTTACCTTATTTTGCTGTCTTGATAATCTTGTGATAAATAGCCTCATTCAGTTCAATGGCGTATTGCACCGCTTGATCTGGAGTGAGTTTGTCAGCATGATGCCGAGCAATGTCATGCGCTAACGCAATAGCAGTGATTCGTTGTTGAGTGAACCCAAACCAATTCTTAGAAGAATCGGATTGGGCTACTAGGAAACTCAACAGGTCTGTGTTGTCTTTTACTGTCGTAGTCATATCTTAGGTGTTGTTAGACCAGCCGTAGCTATTTCCACCTACTGGGTGAATAGTAAAGATGAATTTGCCTTCTGCAGAAGGAGACATGTCCCACTGCAATCCACCAACGCGACCGTTGAAGGCGTAAGCAACAGTGTCTTCACCGTCATAAACAGCAATAACATAGGTGCGAATAATTGTGCCGTTATAGCCGTCATCACGGATCAACAACTGAGCAGTGTCAGCAGGATTCCATGCAGCGGTAATAGTCAGCGAAGTCACTTGGTTTTGTGTAGTGATTTTCGCGCCTGTACGAGCGCCAGCTACTGAGTAAGCAGCAAAAGCGTCATCAGCACCGAAAGCTGGAACAGCTTCCACAGGGACCAAGATACCAGCAGTGCCAGTGCCGCCAGCAGCAGTACCAACAATGGTTGCAACTTGAGCAGTCCAAGTAGAAAGTTGAGTATCAGTCAAAGCTACTGGATTAGCGTCATCTTGACACCAGAGAGTCGCGGTATAACCGGGAAGAATTTTGTTAATTAAAGCCATTTTGAGTTTCCTTCAAAGAGTTAAGAAATTGTCTTATGCTGGAATATCAATAGTGCAATCTAAAAAGATTTGCGCCATATTTTCTTCGTTGTTATAGCTGTTGTAAAGCCAATACACATCAGCTTTGGCAATAAAGAAACCGCCATCCAATGGATTACCAAACATACCGCTATAACCGTGTAACGATTCTAATACCTGTTGGGATATTGTGAAACCGTCTTCAATCTTCTGAGAGAAGATAGAAATCTGAAAAACAGGGCGATCAATGCCCTTATTAGACTGCTGTTGACCCGTGTACACCGGTTGGTGGACATTTCTGAGCATCCAAGTAATAAACTTTGGCTCATTGGCAAAATTGCGGTCAAACGCAGCATACACAGGGATAGGCGACACAATTCCAGCCAACTGGTATTGGATCGCTTTTCCATATTGAACGACATTGTTTTGTGTTGCCATTTTTAAACCGCAGTAACAGGGTCAGAACGGTAGCACATAAATGTCACGCGCATTCTGTCATTAGATTCGCGCGCGTCAGTAATACGCCAACTATGGTTACGCCATTTAATTGAATAGGATTGCTGATTATCAACAATCGCTTTCATGTTTGGCGTGTAGTTCAAAGTTAAATTAACCAAGTCTTGATACAAACGATATTTGTCAGCAATCTTTACGCTGTTGGAAACATCTCCAACAAGAGCGCGAGTTGCAAACCATTTTGTTTCAGTTGTGCTTTGCTCACCAAAGCTTGACTGCCCAAAAGTCAGGTTATTAACTTCAATGGTTTCATATCTTGTGATTGCCATTACATCACCAGAGGTTTGTAATTACGAAGCAATGTGGTAACGCCAAATGGGATGTCTTTCAACTTTACTTCAGTGGCGTTAGCACGATTGTTATACAAGTGAGTCAGCAGCAACAAGCCAGCTTGCTTAATTACAGGATAAGCAGAGATTGGATTAGAAACAGTACTGTATTGAATCACAATTGGCGCAGTCATCACAGTATTAATTGATGTTGGCAATGAAGACACAATGATCTTGTTGCCAGAAGCATCATAATAATACTGAGATGGATCAACTACCTCAAAAACAGGAGGGAACGCATCTGTCCAATAACCAACTGAACCAATAGTGATTTCAGGCTGTCCTTGATTAATGTTTTGGCTTACTTCAGGCAAGTCAAAGCAAACAGGTGAGGCAGCAAGGCTTGATGTGCCGTACCAGACGCGATAAGTTACTGGGAAGATACTCAGCCCTAGGTAGTCTTCAATTGCTTGCCTTGTAGCCAATGATAGGCTGGTTATGTAGGAGTCTTGACTCTCATCATCGTACAAATTCAAATGCTGGGTAACTTCTTCAAGAGTTAACCAAGTTGTTGTATTGTCACGGTTAATCTGCTCAAACTTTTCATAGTTGAACGGATTGCGCGTTTGCGCCCCGAAGGGCGAACCGTACTGATAATTGTCAACTGCCATTTTTAACCCTTTCAGGCGCTCATTCGCACACCAGCGAATGGGTCACGAACTGAGCTTACCACACGCTTTTCAGCATAGATGGTAACAAAGCCGGGGCTAGTTTGTTCAAACATCTGAATGGACATTTCTTCATTGTCGCCAATGGTCAAGAAACGGGGCCAGTTAGCCAAATAGATTGGGAATGAAGTAGACAGGTATGGGTTAGGAATCACAGGGAAACCAAACATACGGCCTACAGCAGCACCATCTTCATCGCCAATTTCCAAGAACAATGGAAGACCTTGCGTGTCTTTCAAACTACGCAGTGAATCAATCATTGATGGACGGATGTACCAAGCATTGCCGGGCAAAGACCAGTACTGGCTTGGGAACGCATTAACAACATCAACAATATCGTTATACACAACACCACCGCTTGTTTGTGCAACAGTAGCAATAGAGTGAATGCCGTTTGTAATTGCAGTGCCACTTGTGCCATAAGCAGAAGCAGAAGCAGAGACATACATGTCCAAACCACGCAAACCTGATGTAGCACCGGTTGATGTGGTTGTTGAACCAGCTTGATCGCTGTTGATTGCCATCGATGCGCCTTCAACTTGAGCAAACTCAAGCATCAAGTCGTTAACAATGGAGGCTTCCAAACCATTCACATCTGACATAACAGCAGAACGGATTGGCAATTGAGCAGTAACAACACGAACAGGCAGTTGCCAGATTGATGTGTTGATATTTGGGCTACCTGTGTTGTTTTGAACAGGATAACCCCAAGGGTTTGTTTGATATGTCGCGTTACCAGTTTTAGCAACGAACTGCATATCAGAACCAGACGCTGGAACAATACGAGCGCCCAATCGGAATGGGTTAGCGTAACGCAGTGCTGCGAAAGCTTCATCAAAAATCACGCGACCACCAACACCAGAACCAGAGCCAGTGATTGCAGAGGCTTCTTTCAGGTCGATGTTGACTTTGCCGCCCTCAGTAATGGCCTGTTTGATTCCAGAGAGAATTTTTTCGGTGATGGTCATGGCTATTTCCTAAATTATTAAAACAAAAAGGAGGGGGAATTACCCCCCTCCGTTTTATCAGGCTGCTGTGCCTGTAGAACGATAGCGAACACCAGCGTTAGGATCACGCACAGATGTTGCCAAACGCTTCTCACCGAAGAAGGTGATGTAACCGGGCAATGTCTGGTCGTATCTACGCATAACCATGTTCAGACGGTCGATGATTGTGTGGAAGCGGCTCCAGTCAGCGAAGTACATTGGATACAAGCTGTTAGTGCCGGCAGAAGCCACAGTAGTTTGTGAAGGAGTATCGCAATACTTGTTCACAACAACATCGAAGCCCAACAAGTTGCCAACAATACCGTCAACAGACAAACCTTCATTACGATTGAAGATAGGTGCGCCATTGTCATCTTTCAATGCACGAATAGCATTCAACAGGATTGGGCTGATAACGAACTTAGCGCTTTCGGTCCAATATTGTTGCGGGAGGCTATATACGAAATTGACCACATCGGTATAGGTGATGTTGTTGGCGCCAACAGTATTAGCGTTAGTTGTCAATTGGTCGTATGTTGCCAAGCTGTGCAAGCCGCTGGTAGAACCAGTGCCAGAAGAGCCGAAGGCAGCAGTAGTGCAAACACCACCAGCATAAGTTGACGCAGCACCAGCGTATTGGTCAAGGCCACGCAATCCGTTGCTTCCACCGTATGGCAAAGAAGTCAAACCTTGGTCGTTATTTTGCATCATGCTGAGAGCTTCAGCTTGAGCAAATTCAGCCAACATGTCATCAACGACATTGGCTTCCAAACCATCGATGTCATCCAATGCAGCAGTACGGATTGGGAACTGAACATTCAAGTCTTGCAAAACGAGTTGCCAGATAGAAGTGTCTTCAGTTGTAGCAGCACCGTTGTTCTGAATGCCATAGCCCCAAGCAGCGCCAGCGTTGCCGGTCTTGACACGGAACTGGTAGCTTGAACCATCGGTAGCAACAGTGCGTGAAACACCGCGCAATGGATTAGCCAAACGCAGTGCAGCAAACACTGGGTCATAAGCGGTACGACCACCTTGATTGTTACCAGAACCTGTCAAAGCAGAAGCTTCGTTCAGGTAAGCTTGCATTTGTGATTCGTCAGCAAAAATTTGCAGTTCTTTTTCTACACGGTTGTTACCTTTGTAGAAAGAAGACAGTTGCTCGCGAACGCTGCGGTTCACATCTTGACGAATAGTCTTGGCAACAGGCTTGTGCAGAGCAGGAGCTTCAATAGAAGACACTTTGGCTTCCAGAGCAGCAACCATTTCGCTGAATTCAGCTTTAACAGCTTCAACAGCAGCGGGGATTTTGGCCTCAACAGCCGCAACGCTCTCAGCTTGTTTAGCTTCGATAGCGTCCAATTTTTCAATGATTTCTTTTGACATGATTAACCTTTAAGTCGTTTGTCTAGGAGTTTAAGAAGTTCGCGTTGCTCAAGAGCAGCGAGAATTTCAGCTTCGGTCGCTTCCGCACCAGAGTCACTCTGTTGAGGCGCAATTTCAATTGCTTCAGTTGCAGCATCACGCTGCTCCAGAACTTTCTTGAATGTTGATGCGGCAGCGACCGCATCGCTTTTGGACAACCCAGCATCCCGCAAGGCTTCTTCCAAAACTTTTAAATCAGCAGAGCCATCAGCGCGGAAATATTCCAGCTTCTTAACTTCTGCTTTAGGATTATTTGGGTACATCACAACGCTAGTCTCGCGCAAACCACCTTTAGTGATTTGGAAGTAGCCTTTTTCCCAATAGTCATCAGACCCTGCTGGAAAAACTTCGCCACCTTCAGTGACCCACTGATATTCGTCAGCATAAGCGCCAACAGACACGCCACCGAACATGTTTGGTGACTCACACATAACTTGATAAAGGTCTGAACCAACACTGGTGTTCAGGAACAAGCGACCGCTGGCGCTCATGCCTTCATCATCCATTTCAATGCTTGTCCACTCGCCAACAGGCATAGACTCAGCATTGTGGTTCAAGAACATTGGAAGTGGTCTGCCAGAAGCGGCAAACTCTTTGGCCCACTCCATAAAGCCTTCAGGCTTATAGAAGAATTTGCGACCATCAGCGCCTTCGCGAGCGCCCCAAGTGGTAATGCGAGCTTCAATCTTGCCTGTTGGTTCTCCGCTTGCGGATTTTTCCGTTAGGTTTAACCTTGCTTCGCAGATTAGATTCATTTGCTTCATTAATAGCCCCTAAAGCCATAGATTGGTTGTTATCTTGTATTTTAGGGGGTTGCCCTAAAAGTACAGGCAACTGTATTACAGGTTGACGAACCTGTTTCGCTAATGCTACCAGATATTTTGAATCAGTTTGCATTATTTATCAAGTCTTTCCTATATTCATTTTCTTCTTTTGGTTTCCACCACCGCCACCAGTATCTTGGGGGCTAGAACCAGAAATAGAATCAGCCGGTTTATTAGGTTGGACCAACTCATCGCCACCTTCAATATTAGGCATGCCCATATACTCACGCGCTTCGTTGGGAGTCATAATTCCATTGGTCACACCCGCTGTCGCAAAGTTCATTTGGTCAAGTGGTGCGCCCTTCAAGAAGTCGCTGGTGTCAAACTCAACACAAAGTGATGGATAACCAACAAATAAATGCTGCTTGAGTTTTTCTTGGATGTTTACCAGCATTGGGTACATAGTCCCTTTGTAGAACTCATCCATTTGCGTTTGACTGTTATTAAACTTGCCATCAATAATGCCGATCATTTGTGGAGGCACACCAAATAAGCCGCAAATCCTACGCATGGTCTGCATCTTCAGGTTAGCAGCGTCAGCATCTTGCAAGTTGAGCATTTCCAATGGCGTGTACTTCATGCCTTGGTCCAGCAGCATGCCTTGACCGGGCTTAGATGGGTCAGATTGGCGTGAGCCAACCATATTGCTCCAAGCTTCTTTTAAACGGGCAGCAATTTCTTTATATTTGGCATCAGGTACAACAGCATCGGTCGAGAACATGCCAGATGGCTTTGCACCGTTCTGCATCACATAGTTTGCGTACAGGTCAATGTCTTGGTCTAAGGCTACCAACTCAGCAGCCAAGATACCTTTGTTGAAACCGGCAGAACCTTGCCACGCCATCTCTTTGCAGTGCATGATTTGATGCGCTTTGAGTGGCTGGTCACGGCTAAAGCCGTATGCCGGTGTAGACAGGCGATACGATGGATATCGTGCAGGATTGATTGTTACAGCAATCAATGTGCTATCCATAATATACATTTCCAGAGGAGTCTCGGTTGCAGACTCTTGGTCTTTTCGCCACCACAGAGTAAACGCTTCACCAGCAAGCTCATACCACATGAGCCACTGATACCAGAACTCATATTTGCTCTGGAAGTTATTAGGATTATTCAAAAGCTTGGCAACTTGCTTGGCTTTTGTCTTATCTCGTGTGCCAACTGACGGGTCTTTAATGGCATTTACATATTCGCCATCTTCGCCTTCGCAACAAATGTTAATTGGCAACTGTGCAAGCGCCCTAGCTTTAATCGCAATACAGGACATCACTGTGCTGTTGCGTGTAAGCATTGACATGTCAACAGGGCGACCAGCATTGGTCGTGCTGGCTGTCGTGACATAGAGTATCTGGGTATTTACATTTGGCTGCTGTTTATTGCTTTGGTAAACAATATTGTTGCCCAATGCAGTCTGACCAAACAACGAGTTGCTCTCATTATTTGTTGCTTTTTTACTGCTAAAAACATCCAAAATGCCCATGATTTTCTCCTAATTCATTACATTCTACCAATCTAATGACCTGAAGCCAAATGATTCCGTAACGAAAACATTATCTAGGTGGCAGTGTAACGCCATAATCATAGAAATAATACCGTCAACTTTGGCAGATGGGTCTGCCTCATTCTTACGCACCTTCACATTGCCGTTGACATCGGTATAAACCTCGCAGTTTCCAAGCTGCCACCCAACAAATGGGTTGCCATCGTGCTTTATGGCTTTCTTGAGAATAAGCTGCTCAGTCGTTTTAGATGGGTTGGAAAGTACAGCCATACCTTGACCCACCTTTTTGACAGGTAGCCCGTGGCTGTATAAGTTTGCAACCAAAGCAGCAGCGTTGTAAGGGTCGAACGCAATTTCTTTAACATCATGGAAAATACACTCCGCTTTAATGTAGGTTTCAATCTCATTCAGGTCTGTCACATTGCCTTGAGTAAGCTTAAGGATGCCTGAAGCTTGGGCTTGAAGGTAGATTGGCTTGTAATGGTTTGGCACAAAATCCATCGACTCTTCTGGCAGGAAGAATTGGAACTTAGCATAAAAGTCTTCTTCGCCATACCTGTGCAAAGTGCAGACAGCGTTCAAGTCACGGCTGTGCGCCAAGTCAAATGCAATAAATGTTGACTCAGGTTTATCCTGTGGTTTTTCAGCAACAGACTCATCCCAGAAGCGCCTGTCAACCCATGCGGCATTGGCAGATACATAAATGTTTAATTGTTTGCACAGGAACTCATTCAAGCTGGCTGGCTTGGCAGAAGCCTCTTCAGCCATGTGCCGGATATGGTCAACAGTAACTGAAATGCCAAGCATAGGGTTTGCCTTACCCCAGACATCAGGATTGCTCCATTCATCTCCGGGATCGATGCTGTACAGCAGTCCAAACCACCTAAAGTTGTCAGCAGCAGCGCCACGAAGCACAGACCGGAAATGATTCAAATCTTCGTAAAACTTTGTATCTTTGGTAAAACTTGCAGTTGTCAGATACATCCGCCATGTGAAGGGGCCAGAGGCTGGCAAAGCTATTGAGTTGGCGCCATTCCAGATTTTGCTACTGGCTGGCATCTACGGCTTTCGGGCAAAGAATGATGTGAACACCCGCTGGGTGACAGATGTGATTTTGTTCGTGCCGCGCAAGTCAGGCAAGACAACATTGGCCTCCATCATTGCCCTGTACGAATTGCAGTTTGGCGATGCTGGCGC